ATATAGTCCCATAATATCTAATAAAATGCGGAGATAGATTCTGTTCAGCTAATTGACTTAAGAGACTTACTGAAAGGGCATCAACATATGCCTGGTTCTCTTCACACTGTAATTTATCAACAACAGTGCCCCAGCTATCTTGAATACCTGGCATAGAAACATCTTTCGGAAATGAATAGTTTCCTTGAATCCAATCTGTAGGGTTCAACAAATGAATAACTTTAACATATACATTATCATCATCGCCTTCAGGAAAAGGTGTAGTAGCAACTAATCCAGAATTATAGGATATGGGGGCTGTGCCACGAAATCGTTCTAAGAGTGGAAAATATGCCTGAAATTGGCTATAAGATTTACTTAATTCTTCAAGGACTTTTGAAGGAATATTTAAATTATTAATGTTGACGCGAGCCCTCTGAAACCCGGAATCCTTCATATTTGTTGTCTGCGTCCCCTTCTTTTTATTTCTTACCATGGAACTTCTGTTTTGGGATTTTGAGTTAATATATAGGCTAAACACGCGTAAGCGTAATCCCTTTTGAAAATATATAATAAATAGTTAATTATGGCTACGACAAAACTTGAGGTTGGCATCAAGAAGTTCGACATGAAAAAGATTCAACAAGATGCTGTTTGTATTTTCATTGGGCGTCGTCGCACTGGTAAATCAACACTTGTAAGGGACTTACTCTTTCATCACCAAAATATGCCTCTTGGAACAGTCATCAGTGGAACAGAAGAGAGTAACAGTTATTATGGAAAAATGATTCCCCCGATTTTTATTCACGGAGAGATGTCTCCTGTAATTCTTGAGAACTATGTGAAACGGCAGAAGCAAATTATGAAGAAGATTCAAGAAGATATTGCTGTTGGAGTTGTTTCAAAGAGAGATCCACGGTCTTTCTTAATTTTGGACGACTGTATGTATGATGATAGTTGGACACATGACAAGAATATTCGCTATCTCTTTATGAATGGTCGTTGGCTAAAGGTATTTTTCATTATTACTATGCAGTATCCTCTTGGTATTCAGCCATCTTTACGAACAAATGTAGATTATGTGTTTATTTTGCGAGAGCCCTACATAAGTAATAGAAAGCGCATTTATGATAATTATGCGTCTGCGTTCCCATCGTTTGAGTTCTTCTGCCAGATGATGGACCAGTGCACAGAGGATTATGGATGTATCATTATTGATAACACAACACAAAGTTCAAAGTTAGAAGATACAGTATATTGGTATAAGGCAGAAATTCATCCAGACTTTAAGATTGGTGCACCAGAACTCTGGAAGTTCTCTCAACAGAATCTGCGAAATGGTGAAGATGATGGAGTGAATCAATATGATCCAAATTCTGCGAAGAAGTTGAAGGGGCCTGCTATTCAGATTCGGAAATACTAGCGAAATACAGATTCCCATTCTTGAGTCACATCCTCACGAATTGCTTGAGATACTGCATTTGCTTCTTTGATTAATTGATTATAATTTACGCCTAAGATGCGCCCAGCAATATCCTCAATACTATCGAATGTTATTATAGATTTCATATTACCCTGATAGAAGTCAGCATTCTCAATCCATCTGTCAATAATTGTAGGATCCCGTCCGTTTTCCCAATTATTCTTATTAGGGACATCTTCATCAAATACTGTCCATGATAACTCATTAGGTTCATTTAGATTGGACCAGAGTTTTTTTAGAAGTTGTCGGCTTGGAATCCACACAGGGATTGACGCGGCTGTTTGCTCAAAAATAGACATAGTGCTTATATTATAGGGAACATGAATAATAGCAGTATAAGCATCAAGATAACCTTCAGGTAGATAGTCACCTCGTTGTGAAATTAATATTGCCTGTGATTCAATAATTTGCCCATATTGGGTATATAATCGAAGATAAAGATCTTTCATAAACATGGATGTTTCTTGTTTAATAAGAACTTGGCGAGGATCCCAAATTAAGAATCGAGCGGTTTCTGGGCTTTTTGCTCGAATACGATATGGACTTTCACATAGTGAGGGGATATATGACGCCTTTTCAGCACCAATATTTGGAAAATATGATTTTAAGTATTTCTGGTCTCCGAGATTATTGTTAATTACCTTTAGACGATTTGCTTCAAATAATTTATTAATCTCTTCAACTAAATATTGATGTTTAGAAGTATTTGTAATCCAACCATTTCCGAATCGTGTTGAATTAATATGAAAATGTGGAAGACCAAGGTCCTTCAAACGGTATGTAGTAACAAGGGAATGTGATGTTAATACACCATCATATTTAGCAGCAAGAATCCGCGACTTAAATCCAAAATCAAGTGGCATATCATAAGGGGTATCATAAATTGTTGGAGAATTCATAAAGGGGGGCTCCTGCGATGGAATTGCATCATTAATAGGGGGGCGCCGATCGGCAAGCCATGTAAAATCAACCTTAATTCCAAGTGGACGCAAGACCCTTTTTGCATAAAAAATAACAGAAGGATGATGATCAAGTGCAAATAATTTCAGAGCTGGACGATTTGATTTCCAGATCCAAAGATTCCATTCACCAAAATCGATTCTTCTATATTCACCACGCATCTTCCAAAAAACTCCTAGTGTTGCATTTGGATTATGAGCTGCAGTCAACAAAAGCGCATCAAATGGACCGCGCTCCATCCAAAGCTGAACTCGTTCAGGTAACATGGGTATAATGCGACAGCGAGCATCATCAGGTAGACCTGCCTGTAGCTTCTGCGCTTCAGTATAACCAAACCAGAGCTGCCTAGGCCTCTTAGGATTACTTTGAGTTGCCCATACAGCAATCTGAAAAATTCTATCATATAAATTCCCTAAATATGGAATTCCGAGCTCTTCAATCTCATTCTCTATAAGGGTTTTTTTAAGAATATCAATATTCATTGGTCTAAATAAGATATATATACTAAATATTTAGACTCTGAAATGTCATCTGATGCAAAACAATGTCCTTGGTGCGATAGATGGTGTCTAAAAGATGATGCATGTAATTATATTTTTGCCTGTGGCCTCACAAAGGACCGCTTTATAGTGGGCGCTGGTTGCGGCAACTCTTGGTGTTGGCAATGTGGTAAGAAGTTTTGTGGTCCTTATTATAATGCTCTTACAGGAGTGAAGGCATCAACAGGAAAAGAACAACATGATGCTACTTGTTGTATTCCAAACAGTGACTATTGTTATGGAGGGCATAATAGTCATTGTGATAAACGATGGAGTTAAAGATGTCCGGCTGAAGTGCGTTAGAAATCTCCTTACTAAGAAGAAGAAATGGCTCGCGGTGTAGCTCAATATAGCTTAGTAGGTCTTGCATTTGTATTTGTCCTTCTTATTGCTCTGTTACCCCTTACAAAGAGTATGCTAGGTTCCTATAGCCCAAGTAGTTCTGGTTTAGCTGGATTCATGGATATGTCCTGTAAGGATTATGCGAAGCCTTGCCCTGAGGGTTACTTCTGCCAGCAGGAGAAGTGTACTTCTATTTACCCACGCGTTTAGAATGGGAGGAGAGAGCGCTAATCAAATTCTAAATTTAGTAGTATTTAATCCTAAATTTAGAATTTTTACGATACTGTTTACGCATTATTAGTGACCTTCGCAGCGTCTTCCATCTTGCGCTGAAGGGCTAGATCAGCAGGCCCCTCAAAGATAGAGTTTGTGCCCTTGGCTGCGGCCTCCTCAGGCTGTAAGGACATATTGAAAACCGACTTCTCATTCTTGGCTGTCTTTGCACTGGGATTCTGACGGTAGAACTCCTCACGGTCCTCCTCATTCTTATTATAATTCTTCATGAGAGTATTCAGTTGCTCTTCGGCATACTCCTGTTCTAGAATCTCATGAGGAGATGGGTCCCAGGGGAGCCACTTACCGACCTCGCCAAGAAGAATATTGTGACGCTGGTCGGCACGCTGGAGCTTCTTCGCACGAGCAGTGGCCTCCTCAGCACTGCCCCATACACCACGAACCTTCAGGCCGCGCATACTGGTCTGGAAGTTATTCTTTGTGTAGAAGGCATCCTCAAGTTCCTTCT